ATAAAATACCGTTTTGAGTAATAGTGTCTGTGTTATCTATGGCTACCCACTTACTACCGTTGTATCTGTAGATAGTAGGATAGTTTTCTAAATCGCTAGTATCAACCCAAAGATCGCCAGCCACAAGAGCAGTTTCGTCACTTTGTAGTGTTGGGCGTGAAGCAGAAAAAATTGGACCATTCGGATCAGTTAGGCTTAGATTATAACCACGAGCATCGCTAGTTACTGTACGATAGCCTTTCCACCCAGTGGTGCTGCAAATTAATACATCTGCTTCCACAGCACTACCATAGTACCACAATGTACCATCGGCCGGAGCAACATAAGGCTCTTCAGTGCTGTAGGTATAGTCAAGTACAGACCAGTTTGTGGCTAGTAAAGATCCTGAATATGTTCCAACTGTCTCTACAAGAATGCCACTGGTGCTGCTGGTAAAGCCTGCATTAGTCAATGGGTTGCCTGAACCTGCGGTGGTGTCTACTAGATAGATATCGCCACCTGCTTTGTGTGTAATACTGATTGCGCCTGAGCTTTCTTTTGATGCAAACACATTTGGAATGCCTTTGCCAAGTATCAACTTTACGAACCCGTCTACGCTGGTTTCAGCAACAGTAAAGGTGTACTCGTCAATAGTGCTTTGTTCAGGTTGTGTGACTGCCAATTTAAAAGTATGACCAATAGTGAATGGGTTTGCACTAACTGGCACCGAGCCGGTAACTTTAGTTACACCACTTTTGTAACGACGCCAAATTTTAAATGTACCAGGAAAATCAGTTAGTGTTGAATAATCAACATACAGTGTACCCACCGCTAGGTTGAATCCACCACCTAGTGCATCTAGTCCATAAATGGCTGCTGCTTTGTCCTCATAGACCGGAGCTGCGATAGTAGCAAATGCACCAGTTGATGCATTGAATCTTTTCACCACCCAATTAGCTCCACTACCAACCACAGAAGTTTTTACCCAGATACTACCAGTTGGTGCTGGTGTGGCTTCTGAAGTTGCAAATGTTGGTACTTCTGTATACTTCCCAAAATCAAGAATTGGTGCCCAGGCTTCAATGCCGCCATCTAGTCCTAGATCGGCTGCACCAGCATCGTCAACAATAATAACTTTGCCGTCAGCAGTAGACCCGTCGCTCATTGCATCTGAAGTGGCGCGAATGATTAGTCTTCCGTTGGTATCAATTTCTGCACGGATACCGTCACCGTAGTTGGCTGCAAACGCAGCGTTGATTGCTGTTACCACTTCAGTGCCTGTGGCAGTTGCGCCGGCTGCGGTAATAGTCACGGTGACTGTGTTAATTGTGACTTGTGTGCCTGCTGCTACTTCGTTTCCAGCATAAGTTGCATATGAACTTTGCACAGTAGGCCAAGCCTTTTGCCAATCTATTGAGCCAACTGCTACCCAAACATTGTCTGCATTTTTATAAAACAGAGGATTGTCATCATCAACTGCAATCACTGCATAACTACCAATTTCGCCTACACTGTCTTTTGGAGTGTAAGGTTCGCCGGCACCTGCAGGAGAATTTACATCTGCTGTTGATGTTAAAACTGTTATTGTTTGCTTTGTAAAAGCCTGTGTTGATGCATTCCACTGGAACACACCAAAATCAGATGTGGTAAGATCAAACCAGTAGAAACCGTCATCAACTAGTCCTTTTGGTCTTACCCCGGTAGGTGTAAGTTGATCAAGATCAATATCAGCTCTAAGCACAAACATTCTGTTACCAAGACCCATTGCACTGTAGGCCGCTTGCAATCCATATTCGTTTTGTTCGTCGCCATGCACAGGGCTACCAGCAGCAGTTTTAAACACAGGATATCCCATGGCTGTGATCAGCTCACGCTGACTGCCAAATGCTTGTAAGGTATTTGCTCGGGCTGCGGTAGTACCAGTAGCAGTACCGCCACTTGGTGAAGTTTTGTCTTGTGCTGTTGCTAGAATCACTAGAGGTACTGTACCTGGACCGCCTGGTACGTACTGGCTCTCATCTGTAACTGTTACACTTAGACCTGGAGAAACTAAAGTTGCCATGTTATTTTCCTTTGACAAAAATCATGTTATAGATATTTATTTGGAAGTGGTAATTTTGGGCGATTAGAGTGCCCTTTGCAAAGGTTTATCATAACTATTACTATGAAATCCAGAGGTCTTTGTCCAGCTTGTAACGCCAGGGATGTGGCGGTAAACTATGTTAAGGAAGGAATCACACATTACAGAAGCAGGTGTGATATTTGTCTACGCAAAGGCAAGCAAGTTGCAGCCAAACGTCCGGCTTGGTATCGTGCGGGCTATAGAAAAAAAGCCGCATGTGATCATTGCGGCTTTGTGGCTAGATTACCTGACAAACAGTTGCATGTTTATCATGTGGACGGTAACTTAAAAAATGTAGATCGTGTGAATTTAAGAACAGTGTGTCTTAATTGCCAGCAAGTATTATATCTAGAGCGTTTACCATGGAAGCCTGCTGAGCGGGTATCAGACTTTTAAGTTGATCGTACAACTGTTCAACTGTGCCGTTGTTGTCAATTTCATAGTCAAATCTTGTACCAACCCAGGCCCATTCGCTGGCATGCACTTTAGGATACTTCTGAGGCATCAACTGATGTGCATCTTCTAGTAACCATTGCTTGTCCAAAGGAGTGGTATTTTCCAGTATTGCAGTGTCATACCATTCGGGCAGTGGGCCGCGTTTTACCCAACAGATAATCCCGCCTGCGTTTCTAATAGATTTGATCTCGTTAGGAAAACGCACATCTGTGATCACAGTATCGCCTTTGCGCTGTCGCAATCTGTTTTCAAGAGCAGCAATCCAAATATCGTCGTGAAAACCTTGTCTACACACTTCAGTTCCCCAGTGCTGTAGTACCCAACGCGGAGTCAGGTGTGGCATGTTCAGTCTCTTGGCCCACCACTCATCTACTTGTTCTCTCCAGGAACGACTTTCTGGTGTGAGCCCTTCTAGCAATTCGCGATCCCAACCAAACACTGTGGCCACAGCGTCCTTGAGTGCGCCTGCAAAACTGTCTCGTCTAAATCCGTGAAAACCAACCAGGTAATTGGCTGCTGTGTCTTTGCCTGACCCTATAAATCCTGAAATACCAATGATCATAAAAAATGCCCCCTTAGGGGCATTATAAACTAAAATGCTTCGGTGGTCAAACACCGTATTTGTTTTTCTTAGGTTTGGCTGTTGGGCTCACTTTATTTGTGTCAGACACTTCCATGCTGTTCAAATTGCCTTTATTAAGATCTTTGTAGTTTGCTCCAACCAATTTGTAGCTCTGTTTGAGCATGTCTCCTTCTTCTTTAGTGTAAGGATGGGCGGTGTGTTTCTTACCATAAAAGGTTTTTGGATCCATGTCAATCAGTTGTCCTTTACCGTCTGCACAGGCTAGTGCTAGCCCTAATCTATAATGTGTGTAGTCGGTATTAGCTTTTTCCGCATCGCTGAAAGTGTGCAGACCGGCACTTGACTGTTTAAAATTGTCAGGTATACTTCCTGCTCTTACTTCGGTGATAATTTCTTTTATCTTCATTATCCAATTACCCAGGTGTATGGCATACTGCCATCGTAAAATCTTTTTAGTTCTTCTTCAAGAGCTTCCATTTCTGCCTTGGCCTCTGTCTTTAAGGCCCCACCATTTAATTGTGTACCGCCTTGTGGTCCGGCTATAGTAGCAAACTTTTCGCGAGCTTGACCTAGCATGTCTTTGGCAACTGCTAATGAATAATCTTGCAGCCATGGAAAGATTCTACTGTCATTTAACAGCATGCTGTCTGGCTTTTTGTTGTATATGTGTAGCAGTACTGTCTCAGCAGGATCGTCGCTCTGAGGACTGTAAGCTCTAGTACGATCTCTATCACTGCCAGTGACCGCAGTAGATCCAAGATTGCTCAGTGCCTCTACAGTGAATACCTTGGAATCATTATCCACAGTAAGAACTTCGTAGGCATTGTTGTATCCAGTAACTGGACAGTTGGCAATAACCAAAGTGGAGCCCACTGCGATTTCGTTCCAAGCATCAGTGAATGTGATAGTGATTGTGCTACCAACAGCAGTGTTGTCGGCTGTGAGAGTGCTCACTCTTTTATACACATGCCCAGTCTCGGGAATTTTACGTACCAAAGTGAGTTTTTTACTCATTGGATTCCAAGTAAAATTCATGTGCCCACCAAACATGCGCATGGCTAATTCTTGATATTGACTGAATAGTTCGTAGTTCACTAACCCGCCAACACGACCGGCTACCAGCATGTATGTGTTCAAATAACCACTTGCAAACGGTTCAAACTGGCTAGCAGTTGTGCCAGTAACACTGCCAATGCCTCTACGAAAAATCTGTCGTACAGTCATTACTTCTTCTGGTAGGATGTATTCTTGTGTTTCTGGCAGCAATTCTAGGAAAGCGTAACTTTCTTCTTCGCCATTGCCGGCTCGTTGTCTGTAACGTAGTAGTGCTCTATCAATGGCCACTCTATAATGATCAGGATCCAATTCAACATCTACCATACCATCGCCTAAACGAAAGCGCACATAGTCTTCTATTTCTTTGCGTTTGAGTGATACACTATCGTACTGTGTTTCATCATAGGCAATCGGACCTGGTGTACCCAAGCTGTCGGTAATCAAATGTTGTTTAGAATTAAGTCCTGACTTTAGTGTGGCCATAAAAACCCCCTGTTGCAGTATTTATGCAAGCAGGGGTTGAAGATTATTGAGTACGCAGCAGTACAGTATCTGTGTTAATGCGCCCGTTTAGCTGTGTTTCTGTGGCTTTGATGCTTTCTAAAAATTTACGCAATTGCACCTTGTTACTTTTGGTAAATTCCAATAGCTGTTGCTCAGGTTTACGCAGAGTCTTACTCACACTCTTGTCTGTAAAGTTTTCAATTGTGGTTCCTTTTACAACAAAACCGTCGCTGTTGCTGGCTATGTACTTGCCTAACTTACGAGTCTTGGTGTTGTACACCCAGAGCTCTTGTGCTCCAACTATTTCTGCAGGATTAATACTCACAATTTTCAACTGCGGAAAATCTTTGCAATACTTGAGCTTGCTCACCAGCTTTTCTTTACTAGGTGCTTTTTTAACACGAGCCTTCTTGCTGGCTTTTTTTACTCCGCGGTATTGCTCAATAGCAGTAAACAAACCATCTAACCAAGCAAAAATACGTTTCCAATCTGCGGCACGATAATGTTTGTAGGCTTCAACTAGATCAGCATCCATGCCATTGTAAGCAGCATCAAGCTCAACTTTTCTTGTCATGTACAAGGACTCGTATTTGATCAACTGACCTTGTACCACATTGTTAGAAACCAAAAACTTGTAATGATCAAATGCAGTTTTTCCCTCGCACACTTCATCGTAGTGTCCTTCAAGCTCGCCCAGTAGCTCGCTAGTACGTTCGTTCAAACGATCTTGAATTGTGGAAACCTTGACTTGTGCAGGGGTCACTTGTTCAGGTTGTTCATCATCGCCTTCTTTGTAGTAATCGTATTTCAGGCAAACTTCTTGCACACTATTTTTAAGATATTCAAGAGTGCGTCCACGTAAAGGCATGCCTACATTATGTGCCATGACCAGACTGCAGGCTGTCATAGGCACCCAACGACTTTTTATAATCTTGCTTAAATCTGCTTTGTTTACTTCAAAATGTTTTTGTTCTTGTAACCATTTTACAAACTCAGGCTTGAGGTCTTTGACTGTAAAATGATAGTTATAAAAATAAAAACTGCGTCGCAAATGATGATCAAACTCCTCATCTGTCATTTTAAGCGCCAGCTCGGTGTCCCATTGCGGTTCACTGCCTGTGTATTTTTCGTCGGCAAGGTGAGTGCGGCGAATTGTGGCTTTCTTTTTAGGCGGCGCTTTTACACTGGGTGCTTTTGTTGCTTTTTTTGCAACAGGCTTGCTTTTGGATGCTGTAACCATGCTTGCTCCTTAACTGTTTTTACTGTGTAATTATACGTGAAATTGGGCTTGTTGTCAAACAGCTAAATATAACAATAAGGGTTTAAAAATGCCACGTTTGAGCCTATGGCGTGAAAATAAAGGTAACGACTACAAGTTTCTGGATCGCAGAATCAGCGAAATGTTCACTGTGGGCGGTACTGGCATCCACTTACACAAGTATCTTGGACCAGTCAGTGGCGATGGCACAGACGCAACCAAACCTGAATATGCAAATCAAAGTGAGTTGAATATTCAGGACCTGCTGTTTTTAGAAAACCGTGATCGCAAATACGACACAGATATCTACAATCTGCGAGGCATATATCAAAAAACAGATCAAGATTTTGATCTAAGTCAATTTGGTATTTTTCTAGCCACTGGCACTCAGTTCATGACTTTTCATTTGAATGACATGGTAGAAACCGTGGGCCGTAAGATTATTGCCGGCGATGTACTAGAGCTCATGCACCTTAAAGACTATCATGCTTTAGACCAGAGTGTTCCATTTGCAATCAAACGCTACTATGTGGTTGCAGATGCTAACTGGGCAGCCGAAGGGTTTAGCCCAACTTGGTACCCACACCTGTGGCGTGTAAAACTACAACCGCTGGTAGACAGTCAAGAGTACAAAGACATATTAGACAAGATTGCCGCAGACAGCGATCCGTTTACAGCCAATGCCAACGCTACCAGTATTGGAGATGTAGTAAGTACCTATCAAAAGTATCTTGATATAAATGAAAATATCATAGCACAAGCAGAAGTTGAACTGCCAAAAAGCGGATACAACAATGCTAATCTATACGTGGTCACAAGAGGAGTTAATGGACAACTAACCGCGCCCAGTGGACAAAATATTGCAACAGGAAATATTGATGCTTCGGGCACCAGCATTATAAATTTAATTGCTTCTGGAACTAGAATTAACTCTAATAGAATCTTGGTTGGCAATGCAAGAGCAGCCATTGTTGGTGCCACCGTTAGTTCCGCAAACATTTTAGCCAATGCCGGTGTAACAGTCACCGGCATCATTGGTAATTCTGGAATCATACTCAGCAGCAACACTACCATTGCCAGCGGCGAAATTATCACCTTGCGTAAAATTATAAATCTTGATAGTTCCAGCGGCAACGCTGCTCCTGCCTCCAAGGTACAAGGTTACATGACTGGTGATGGCACTGCTCCAAACGGAATTGATATTAGTATGGGAATTGCGTTTCCTACGAATGCCAAATCAGGAGATTATTTTTTAAGGCTAGATTTTGTGCCAAATAGATTGTTTAGATATAACGGTAGCAAATGGGTTAAAATTGAGGACAGTGTGAGGACCAATCTTACACCAGGAGCTGCTGACAACAAGACTCAACGAAATGGCTTTGTAAATAACACAACCACATGGACCAATGCCAACGGTGATGTGATTACCGAACGTGTGAGCTTGAGCAAAGCACTAACACCAAAGGCGGATAACTAATGGCTGTTCAATTCTTTTACGATGAGCAAATAAGACGATTCTTACTACAATTTATTAGAATGGTAAGTAATTTTCAAGTACAGTTTGGAACCACCGACGCCACCACAGGCAAGCTGGCATTGCAAACTGTGCCGGTGTTTTATGGTGATGCTAGTAGACAGGCTGCACACATTCTCAAAGGCATGAGCGAAAATGCCATGAGTACTGTGCCTGCCATGGCAGTTTATATCACCGGATTACAGTACGATCGTGAGCGCATGCAGGAACCTTTTCATGTGAGCAAACTGCATATTAGACAAAGGCGTATTGATCCAAACACAGGGATGCCTACTAGCGAACAAGGCGACAGTTATACTGTGGAACGTCACATGCCTGTGCCCTATCGTCTCACATTAAAACTAGATGTTTGGACCAGCAATACTGAACAAAAACTGCAACTAATTGAACAATTGTGTACACTGTTTAATCCTAGTCTTGAAATACAAAGCACGGACAACTACATTGACTGGACCAGTTTGAGTATTGTAACTTTAACTGATGTAAGTTGGGACAGTAGAACTGTGCCAGTGGGCACCGACGATCCTATAAGTGTGGCTACCATGACGTTTGATCTTCCAGTTTGGATAAGTCCGCCTGCTAAACTTAAAAAACTTGGTGTGGTTCAAAAGGTCATCAGTTCTATTTTTGACAGTAGCGATACTGGTGTTCCTGAAGATGCTCTTGGAGATCCAGATCTATTGCTTACTCGCAGATCTTGGGTGCCCATGCGCTACGGTATCATGTACACAGGAAATACTTTGCAACTCATAAAATATGACGAAATCGTACAGGATCCTTTGAATATTATTATTGATAACAATGAGCAACTGAATACCGCTGAACTTGATCTTACTAGATCAGGCAAACCAGACAGTTGGAGCGGGTTCTTGAGTTTATACGGTGTACTTAAAAATGGCACTAGTGAGATAAGATTGCAGCAGCCCGATGGCACAGAAATTGTAGGCACTGTGGCGTTTCACCCTGTGGACGATTCCTTGCTTTTGTTTGAACCATTTGTAGACACTTTACCAGCTAATACATTAAATCCGGTAAACGCCATTATTGACCCGCAAAAGGTTAATGTAGATCAGCTGTTAATAGATAGCAACACTGGCAATTACAAAGTGTATACAGGTACAAGATTTTTAATCTTAAAACCAATTAATAGTATAAACAACACTGACTTTGCCAAAGCATGGTCACCTAATAACATTTCTTTTTATGCCAATGCCAACGACATTATTGAATTTGATGGCACTCGCTGGCGAGTGAGTTTTGATAGTCAAAACAATATTGATGGCGCCTACGTAACCAACTTAAATACAAACGTGCAGTTTTATTGGGATGGCGAAAGCTGGGTTAGAAGTTATGAAGGCATATACAGAGAAGGTAGATGGAGCATAATACTCTAGTTGGCTGCGGTGCACTGGTATACAGTATCACCACCAAACGTTACTTATTTTTATTACGCAGTCAGAAAAAACACAAACATTCTTGGGGGCTAGTTGGAGGCGGAGTTGAACACAACGAAACTGTGTCGCAGGCCTTGATAAGAGAAATACAAGAAGAAATATCTGTTGACGCTAGTAGTTATAAAATTATTCCTTTAGAAAAATTCACCAGCGACGACAATAATTTCTGCTATCACACATTTCTAATTCCAGTAACTGATGAATTTATTCCTGTGTTAAACAACGAACACAATGGATATTGCTGGGTTCCGTTAGAAAATTATCCTAAGCCATTGCACCCAGGCGTGTGGAGAACTTTCAAATTCAGTCAAGTGGTTAGTAAAATTAAAACATTAGAAAAAATTTTATAAATCAATTTCTAATGTGAATTCCTTGTAAGTAATTTGTCTAAAATTCAAACAGTTTTTCCAAGCATCAGGACACCACCAACCTGATGTGGGCATGACTCTAGTGAACTGAACTTCATCATAGGCTTCCATAACATGTTTTAACGTGGTTGTCCAAAGATTGTGTGCTGGTTCTTGATTTCTAGAGCCATATGAATTAGTATCAACATACATGTTACTGTTATCGCCGTTACCGGTCCAGTTGTCAAACCCCAGAAGATAAATCTGCTTGTGTCCATCAAAACAGGCCAAGTATACTGCCAGTGCACCAGCATCATAATGTATGTCTTGTGGCACCAGGTAAAATTTTTGTGGGTGTGCAGCTACAACTTCTGCATTTGCATACACAATGTTGTCTTCGCAGTAATTGCTATCTGCTATTTCTTCACTAATATTTGTCCCGGTGCTTACAAGAAACGTAGGAGCAAAATCTCTATATAGTGCATTACATCCATAAGTTTGTACTGCTAGGGCACCTAGTATACCAGCTCTATGATTTTTCAGTAAATTTAACTCATAGTTTTTTCTACTGTTACCGTTACCAATTATCACAGCTCTACGAGAAATATGTTGATTGCTGATAGCGTTAGGAATAAACTCTTGTGTATACTCCCAGCGACTTCCGCTCCAAGTAGAAGCAGTGGTCATGGTTTCTCCGTTATATTCTGCTCTGTAAAGTTTTTTTAATTTTTGCATTTTATTTTCCTATAACCCAAATGTCACACTTAAAACATCACTGTAACTTTTTGGAATAGCCGAGTTTGCCTGATAAGAAACGTTAGCCAGTGTAATGTCTCCAATTACTGAGAACGAACCTGTTTGTCTGTTCCAAGCATTCTTGGTACTTACATACACATAAGTAATTCCGTTTACTGTGGCCTGTTGCCCGTTAGTTGGTGAAGTTGGAAATGACATTATTGTTCCTTATGCGCCTCTAATCATGCAACCACTGAAATATGAGATGTTTTGAAAGGCTGTTGTGGTCAGACTGACACCGCTGGTCTGTTGAATGTAAATTTCAAAATAATCACTAGTGCCGTTAGCATAGGCAATATCCGTTACTGTCATGCTCCAGAAACTGGCAGCAAACTGTGTGCCTGAACTGTTCCAGCCACGAGCATACTCTGATCCATTCTTGTACAACACAATCATGCACTCACCAGTGCCGTTGGCACCATCTAAACGAACCGTTGCATTCAGCTGGTAATACCCTTCCACTGTGGGTGTGAAACGACTGGATGCAAAGCACCCATCTGTGTCAAATGATTCTGAACCAAAAGTAACCTTTTGTAAGCTACCACTGGTGATTGTTTGTGACCCTGAAGGATATGCTCTAAACGCAGGCCCATTCACTGCTTGTTTGCCGTTAACTTGAATCCCACTATTTGCACTCAATACTCCAACATCACTTAAACTGAGTAAAGTTGCTGTGTATGCACTGTTGACGATTTCTAAGAAACCGGTGCTGTTCAGGCGGAATGATTTGTTTGGGTTAGTGGCTCCGCCGGAAACATTAGTTACTTGTAAAAAATCAGCGTAACCTGTACCGCCTTGAGTATTGGCTGCAAATAATCGTATTCCTGCGCCAACTGTTGTACTTGGTGTATAAGTGATATTTGCGTAACCGTTAGTGAGCAGAAGATTGCCACCTAACACCACATTACCAGTAGAAATAATAGTATTGGCAGTCAATGTGTTTGAATTGGTTGTGATGGCCAAACTGCCTACATCTACCCAGAAGCCATTTACTCCATCGCTGGTTTGCCATTCATACAATATGTCTGTAGTGGTGTCGTACCATTTGTCCCCGTAGTTGGCACCTGTAGGTGCAGTGACACTAGTAGTATACTGAATACCAGTTCTAACCACTGCACTGTTACCGGTCCAAAAAATACCGCTGCCTGTGTACAATGCTGTGACTCTGGTGTTTTTGTTTAAATTCCAGGCGTCGCTGGAACTGAAATAGCTGATTTGAGCACCTGCTGGTCCACTTACACTAATGCCGGCACCGTTAGCAGCACCAGAAGTGGCTGCACCGTTTGCTAATGAAATGCTTAAATCTTCAACTGTAAGGGTAGCAGTGTTAAAAGTAGTAACTTCTCCTAATACACTAAGATTACCTAGAACAGTTAAGTCTGTACCAACAACTGCATTCTCACCAACATAGATATTGCCTGCAATACCAGCACCTCCTGCTACCTGTAATGCTCCTGTGGTGGTGCTGGTTGCTGCACTGGTAGCAGTGGTAACAATGTTACTGCTGGTTTCGGCTATGCTGCCTGCAGGCCCAATGGGGCCAAAGTTGTTTATGTATCCGGTTGGTGCGTAGGCACCCAACATGGTACGTTGAAAATTAACATACACAGTGGCACTATCACCTGTGGCCCATAAGTTGATATTACCGCTGGTAATATTGCTGGTAAATTCTGCAACCTCAAACATGCTGTTTGATTTAACACTACTATATTCATTATAGTAGACATTTGCTGTGTCGTTTACAGATTCAACAGTAACAAATCGGTATCTGTTGTTCACTTGATCTTTGGCAACAATATTCCATCGTATATAGGTGTTACCAGCGGCAGGCAAAGTATCAACTTTGGTCATAGCAGTTGAGACTGCTGTGTTACTCACATATATGGTAGGATTAACATTACCAGTCAAGGTCACAGGTTGATTGTTTGCTTCCCATTTTAACTGATTGGTATAGATGGTTGTGGCAAAAATATTACCTGCTGCAATCAAAGAAGTATTGGCACTAAAATAGTTTAGAGCGTCAGCGCCGGCAATTTCGTTAGAGTTGTTAAACTGAATATTACGATTGATACCTGCTGCGACTGTTGCAGATTCTACAAAAGTTAAATTGGTACTTCCTACTGTGATCGGATCTGGAGTGGTTAAACGCCAGTTTTTCCCGGCATAGGTGCCTTCTGAAATATTGGTTTGTAATCCCGCGGTTAATCGTTCGCCGTTGTTGGCATCAAAACTTCGTGCCCAGGTTCCATTGCTGCCTGTGCCCACTGTTTGAACAATGTAGATTCCGTTTTGACTACCAGTGGCTTGTCCTGCTACCAGTATTCTATCTCCAACCAGTAGGCTTACACCATCGTAGGTGCTTGGAGAACCACCGGATAGTGTGATATTGGTAGTTGTTACTACTCTACAGCTGGCCTTGTAGTCTGTATCAACAATGTTGCTATAACGTGGTCTAGTTAGTGCCATTACAATCTCAGATTATAGTGTATTTATGGGTAAAGCTAGATAACAAAAAAGGGCCCTAGGGCCCTTTTTTGTTCTTTCAATTGCTTTATGCTTGTGATTCAATAAATGTCAACTGAATGTCAACGTTTGAAGCAACTGCTGTAATTGGAACAATGTTAATTGCCAATACTTCGTTACCATTTGGATATGTGCCAATACCTGGCAGCACCATACTGGTGATTTCCTTAATTTGACTTAGATCCAAGTAACCAGAGTTGGTCTGTGTAACTGGTATGGAGAACAATTGTTCGCCACCAGTTGCAGCATGTGATGCTGCGCCTTCGCCAATTTGAATACCAGTTGCAGTGGTGTTTGCACCAAAGATTATTTGGCGCACACCAACCGGTGAAGCTGCTAGTGCATTTGGTACAAACTGTGTAAAGCTAGGCTGTAAGAACGTTGTAGTTGCGTTCAACGGTCTCCAGTTTGCACTTAACACGTTGGTTGGATTTAGAACGCCTTGTACCAAGAAACGTGCAGCAGCTGAACCAACGTTGATGTACATGCTCTGTAATAGAACCTGCGCACGGTTGATCAGTTCTTTGCCGCCCAGTTCTCCAGTTAAGGAGTTACTAATAGTTGGCGCCAGTCTCATCATAAACATGGTTTGTGGTACGCCTGCCACTGATGCCACTTGATAGTTGGTCACGTTGTATGTAAATGTGTATGTGCGGTCAACTGTAAAGCCACCATCCATGATCACAGCACTACCCCAGTGATTCAAGTCTGGACTTGCAGTTACACTCACTACCTTAACACCTGCATTTGCAGTATGCTCCATGCCAATACCTGCTGTGGGTCTACTTAAAGAAACATTTGCAGAGGCGTTGGTTGCATCGCCGGATATAGCAAGGAAATGATGATGACGATCTTGATAAACCACATTGGTCCAGTTACATGCTGTGGGCAATGTACTGGCCACCCAGGTCGCGCCTTGATCCAAACTATAAGCTGCCACAGTGCTTCTATCATTAGCAACAGCTACCCAGATACCATTGGAGCCATAAGCCACACGCTGCCATAAGCTGCTGCTTGGCAGTGCGCCGCCTGCTGTCCAGGTTCTACCACCATCCACACTGATTGCTGAGTTGGTACTGCTGGCTGCCAGAGCAATGAATCTGCCAGTGTTGCTATAGCTGTTGTAACCATACCCAATACAGGTCCATGTGCCTGTGGCTGGGAGCGTTGCACTACCCCACAAACTAACCACATTCAGTCCTTGGTTACCGGAGTCTGGTGCTGAGCTTAGTCCTTGAATTGCAGGACGCACATTACTGTAGGCAGCAGTGGTTCCGCTGGTACTGCTCACTGCTGCTACCATCCAAACGTTACCAGTGTTACCTTGGAAGATTGGGAACAAGCCACCTGCTACCCCACTCCAGTTACTGCTACTTGGCAAGTTTACCTGACTGAAACCTACGCCACCGTTGGCAGAGAACAAGCTCACGGCTGTTGTACCAACTACCACAAAGGTTCGGTTTACTACACAGACGTCTGTGTACGATTGACTGGCCACGCCTGTGGTCACTGTGTTCCAGGATCCGCCTAGATTCACTGCATCTTGCCATTGTACGGTTGTACCGCTGGTGTTGCTAACTGCAACAAATCTTCCTCGTTGTCCAAGTCCCATGTCTGGAGCATACGCAACTGCGATCCAGTTTTGACTGCTGGCCATGGTTCCTGATGCTTGCCAAGTACGACCGCCATTGTAACTGACCTGTGCTACTGTTTGCCCGAACCCAACTGACACCACATTACCGTCACCTTGCGCCAGTCCTCTCCAATTGCCTGCGGCTGTAAGCTCGCTGGTTGCAAATGTGTTACCAAACACGCTGATTGGCACTTGCCATTGAGCACTTGCCAAGGTTGTGAACATGCCTTTGCCCCAGCAGACGCTGGTGTAGCTGCCTGCTGTGTTTAGTGTACCACTTAGCCAAGTTGGAGCTACCCCTGGGCCAAGGTTATGTGGATTGGTCATGTATCCAAATGTTGTGGTTGATGCGGTATCGCTCACAATCATCCATTGACCTGCTTGTCCAACACTTGGCACTGCGGTGTTGTTCATACCATAAATTTCGCCCCAAATAATGCTGCGCCAGCCTTGGGTAGCCGGCAGTGTGGTAGCTGCCCAGGTTGCCACTGCGGGATTGCCATGAATGTAACTGCCCACTGTGCCTGCTGTGCCCCCCAATCCACCAGCAATTGCAATCCAAGTATTGTTGCCAAATGCAACATCGGTGTATCCACCTGATTGCAGTGCGCCTGCTAGCCAGGTTACACCACCATCTGTACTATAGTTGAATATTGTAGTAGCGGTAGTCATGTTGGCGCCGGCACCAACTGCACAGAAGTAGTTGGTTCTTGCACTCACATTGTTAGTTGTAACTGTAAGATTGCCTGTGGTTTTACCAAATGCCACTGATGTCCACATCTGAGAAGCTGTTAGTGCACCACCTGCGACCCAGCCTGTACCAATCACTTTTAGATAAGCAGTAGCAGTGCTTACAGTTCCTAGTCCTGACACAGCCACAAACACTGGCACATTGTTTTGGTCAAGTCCGTATGACAGACCTGACCATTGTGCAGTGGTAGGCAAGGACAATGAAGTCCAGGTCAACCCGTCATCTTGTGAGTATGCGCTCACAGTGCCGTTGGTATTAGAAATAGCCACAAATGTGTCTATCCCATTCAGCTGACCATATGCAAGGTTAAACCAATTGCTGCTGCTTGGCAGATTTCCGCCGGCAACCCAGTTGTGTCCATCTTTACTGTATGCAGTGACTTGGCTGCCGGCGCTGTATCCTGCAATTGCCACCCAGGTACCTGTACGTGGATTAAATGCTTGCGCTGCCCAAGGTGCATTACTTGGCATACCACGAGGACTCCATGCTACACCAGCATTACTACCTTTCCATAAGCTTCGTGTCTCATTCATTACAAAATTGCTCAGCGTTGCGCCGCGCGATAGTCCAGTGATGTTACCGTTTGCTTGCCATACACCAGTGTAGCTGATCAGTTCATTATCAATTTGTACATGCACTGGATAGGTAGCATTAGCTGCTGGAAACTCGCTTACATCATACAGTTGTATTTCTGTGGCATCAGGAGTTACTGCTTTACTGGTCCAGGTACGAGCACCTTTGTTAACTGCCTGATAACGTGCTGGCAAGTTACCAGTGCGCATGTAGGCTTCGTCATTGATGTTGTTGCCTTTACTGCGATGTGCCATGAGCATTTTACCATCAATACCGCGCATCATGTAGTCAACAAAACCAGCACCGTACCAAGTGTACTGAATGCCAATCATTTGCATTCTTTTGAGATCCATCACGTAACCGCTTGGGCCAGTTCCATCCATTCGGTCTAGATTGAACTCGTGCTGTGGTGTACGCTCTTCACTGATTCTGCACAGGCGAGTGTCAAATGCATTAGCTACCCCGCGATATACCGGAGTGATATACATCATGTTCTGTGTTACTACATCGGTGATAGTGTGTGTCATGCCCTTGATCACGATTTGATCGCCTGTTGCCAGTTGATCAATCCAACGGCAATCTTTATCTCCAATCAAGAGATTGCTGTTTACCGCTACAGTTGCACGACCTGCTACATCATTGGTACTGCTGCGCTTTACTGCGTAGAATGTAGACCCATCGTATTCATAGAATACTCCGTTACCGTCATCAAATATACCAGAACGCACTTTGCTACCGTGCCAATTAACAATGGTCAATCGTGGATATGTAACGCCCTGATAATCAGTGGCCTGTGTTCTTGTGCGAGTGAAGCTAGGATTTACTGATCCTAGCACATCGGTGGCTAGTACTGTCACTTGGTTGTTGTTAGTCACAGTGTTCACACGATAAAAAGCGTTATATCCAGATGAATTAACTCCGAACAGTTGCACATTTGCACCAATCTGTAGCCCATGTTCATTTTCTGTGGTAATTGTAATAGCACTACCAATAGAAGTTCCTGCTGCAACAATATTGGCAATCTGGAAGGTTGGCATAAACTGTGTACCAGAAGTAAACATTGTGCCTTTACCAGATTGGTAACGGAAGTACTTCTTGGTCTGACGTGTCATTTCATAACCGTGTGCTGGTGTGTTTGTACCAATGTTATTGCCACCGTCAAATGGACGATGTTTTACCAGTCCAGTCGGGAACATGGTAACGTTGGCAAACAGCTCGGATCCTACAAAAGGAGTACCTGAGTTAATGGTTTGCAAAGTAGGAATAATTAAATTGGGTTTGCCTATGTAAGTAAAGCTCTTAGGAGTAGGAGTACTGGTGATTACAAACTGTCCAGTACCGCCCTCGTAAATGTTGGCGAACTGTCCTGTACTTTGGGGACCGGTTCCTAGAATCACTTGCACAGCCTGTCCAGGAGTTAATCCATGTGAATAAACTGTGTTCACAGTCACCAGACTTGGAGAACCCACATTAGATGTTACGTTGGCTACCACAATGTTTGCACCTGTGTAAATACCGCCGCGACGTAATACAGCCTGTTGATCATTTGAATTCAACTGGTGTCCTGGTAGTTGATTCAATTGTACTTTTGGATAATATCTTACATAGTTTCTGTCGTTGATAGTGTTAAAATATACCCCTTCAATGTTACTTACTGTAACAGCTTGACTGAAGTTCAAGGTGCTCACATAGCAGTTGGCCACGTTGGAGTTAGAAACCAGCCCAATTTCGTGGTTAGGAACATAACATACCACTGACTGTGCTGAAGTGTTTCCTGCTACAAATGCACCTGTGAGCATGACCACTAGACTACCAGGGCCTGCGGCACTCAGCGGTCTAGTACCTAGTCTGCCTCGTTCAATCACTTGCCCAGTTAATTGTAGAGGATTCACCGTGGTTGCACGAACAATTTCAATGTTGGCTGCATCCATAACAGCAGCTGAGTTTGCTGTGTGGTTAACCTTGAACACAATTGAGTTTGCACCAAACGTTGGGCTGGCATTAACGTTAAACCATGAACGTGTTACTGTGAACTGGTTATAGCTATCCACACTGTCAATACGCATGGTTTCAACGTTGGCATTAGCATAAGTGGTTGACCCTGCTAGAATACGAATCTTTGAGCCAATTGGTATGGCTGCATTTGCACTATTGGTTCCCCATAGGTTACGTGCCACTGTTGCAGTAGTGGTTGTACCGCCTGCCACTGCCATGGCTTCCCATACACCAAACTGTGCTGTTTCAACCAAAACAATAGCATTGGCAGTTAAAATTGCAGCGTTGGCTGCTAGAGTGGTCACACCGGCTGTGACAGCAGTAGTAGCCACAGTACCAATAACCTTTGCTCCGATACCTGCTGCATCTGCGCCTTCACCTGGCATTTCAACCACGCAGGCAATATCACCAGGACTCCACCCTGCGGTATTGCCCACAGTAAAGGTACGCTGATACATACCACCAGTTTTTACTGTCACTGGTAGATCGTGTGTGATAGATGTTGTACCTGCTGCGCAGTTTGGCTGTCCAGCTTGTCCTTGGGCTACTATCATGTAGTATCCATTGAGAATCGCTCTTGGACCATTTTGTGTTAATGTGGCTCCTGCCACATCATAGCCCTGATTTTGGAAGCAAATATTGTTCTGTTGAGTTCCAGAAATAAAGGTACTAGCAGCATTGAGACCACCGCTGACAAATGTAGCATAACTGCCCAAATTTCCGCCTAGCGTTAAATCGCTACCAGGCAGTTCGTAGGTACAAGGCATGTCATTCATGGATGCAAAACTCACCCACTTGGTTGGCTGCATACCGTATTCAAAGTCCGCATCAATTAGTGACTGTGGTGCGGCGATTTTCATACGCTCAACAGCGTCAAC